CCGAAATTCGGTTCAACTACTCACTGAAAGGAGATCTAACCAATGAAAGAAGAAAAGACAATCGAACAGGCGTTGAAGGACGCGGCAGAACAGGCAGGAGCAAAACCGGAAGAAATGAAAACCGTTGCGGTCGAACAGGTCGCCGGGATTCATGTTTTTAGTTCCGACATGGAGAAACCGCCGATTGTGTTAATTGACGGCGAATTTGTGGACGTGGCGACGCTTCTTGGATATGCAATCAGCGAATTCATAGACGGAGCAGTAGCGCAGGGAACGCAACGCGCACACGTCGAAAGATTCATGGTCGGTATAACACAGAAGGCAATCG